ATAAAAGATAATACTGGAGAATATTACATTGATGGTGGACAATTGAAGAGCAAGGTTAGTGGTGCACCATTACAAGAACAAGAATTTGTGAAGTTTACAGAGGAAGGCTGTACGATAGTGGATCCAGTAATTCGAGGTCTTGAGAAAGCAAAGAGACCATTATATTATTTTGATCCAAAGACCTTGAAACGAATTACAAACTTGCTTGTACAACAATTGTCAATTGGTGGGAGAAATGGTTATGCAGATATAAATGCTTATATTTCAAGCATTACTGAGTATACATTGACTGACGAAGATGTGCTTTATCAAGCAAAGAAAGAATTGTGCTTGAAAAATATTGATGAAATGTTTAAACGACCAAAGTTTGAGAGAGTATTAGCAAAATATTTTGCTAGCACACAACAAGAGGTTATGATTCATTACCTTGAAGATATAGGAGTATTTGCTGAGGATGAAATCTCTCTAGTATATAGATCACTTTTTTGGATACTTGATGAGGAAACACCCTTCGGATTTGAGTGTGCTAAGAGGAATTTGGAATCATGTTTGAGTTTGTTCGTTTCGAGACAGATGGATTATGAGAGACCTATAACTTCAAAAGTAAAGAAAGTGTTCTCAATTAGAACAGCTATAAAAGGTATTGATGGAAATCCGACTTGTAAGTCAATGAATGCAAAATCTTCACCAGGTTATGGAGGTTTTCATCGTGGAAAGCTACCCTATATGTGTAGGAAATTTCCAGGTGGAAAGAAATGCTGGTTTGGAGAAGATTATGAGTTGGACTTAACACAAGTTGATGTGACCATAAATGGAAAGGTTGTTTGTAAGAAAGAACAAGTTGTTGAGAATTATCATGATTTGATAAAAGATGTCGAACACATATTGGAAGTATCAAAACAAGAAGTACCAGAAACTGTGTTTGTTGCAACATTAAAGGATGAAAAGAGATCCATTGAAAAGGTTTTAGCAGGTAAAACGCGAGTATTTTGTGCGTCAGACATGGGTACTTGTATTGCATTTAAAACTATTGCTGGGCCGATCATTTCTTGGTTACAACAAAATATGATTGATAATGGAATGTGTGTTGGTATCAACTCATTTTCAACTGATTGG